AGGTACTTTCTTAGAAGTTTTATACGAGTTCTTATAAATATTGCTCGCATATGCTGCCGAACAGGTAGTGGTCGTTAAACCGCATGGAGTGTTAATTACTGCATCTACTTCTTTCATAACTGCATCGACATTGTAATGCTTTGCTTTAAGATTCGATTTGTAATCTTCCCCCCATTGCCCAGCGATAACTTCTCTAGCTACCGTTTTGACGTCTTTCCCAACATGGCGATTGGCACTTGTATTAATTTTTGGCTGGTCTGTGTCGTATTTCGGAGTAATGAATCCGCGTATAAATCTTCCATTAATACTAACAGTTCTCTTCTTAACAGCGTCTTTATAATTTCCCTCCGTTACAACAAAGTATCCTTCTTTCTTATTGACATATGTTACCATGCCAACGTGTTTTGGAGTTCCTTTGTTATCTCCTATGCCATTATCATCCCAGTCGTAAAGACATGCATCTCCAATTTTAGGAGTATAGTTGTCGTTCTCCTTCCAGCATCCCATTTTTTGAGCTTTTTTGATGAGGTAAAAACAACTGCACTCAACTGGCATGATATCCGTATATCCAAGAGAAATTGCCACGGCAGACCAAGTTGTAGCACACCACGCCATTCCTGGTTTCATAGTTACGCCCCTCGGCTTTGTTTTCTGTTTGTTGTAAATATCAAGAATAGATTTGTAAGATCCATCTTTTTCATTTTTGCCAACCCAAGCATTGATAAGGTTGACGGCCGCTTTTCTGGTTCTGGCCATTTTTCTACCCCCTTGTTTTCAGTGCTTTTTTACGTCGTTCATTTTCTTTCTTTTGCCATCTTCGGATTTCTTCATTGGACATTTTCTTAGGTGGATTAGTTTTTACAGTGTATAATTCTATTAGCATAAATACACGCTTTATATTCCATTTCTCGCAAGGGTCGAATGGTATTCTAGCCATTGCTAGGTAAGCATATATTAATTCGCTAGTTAACGTCTCCGGTTTTCCTTTGTCGTCATCTCCAATTGTAAAAACCCTAGATGCCGTAGCTGGGTCATTGATATAGTCTGTTACTTTTTTAAGTAAATGATCATCAAGCCGTTTAAAGAATTCGACCTTATCGAAAGACCCAACTATCATGCAATACATATAATCAAAAAACTCTTCATCCGTTAGAGTTCCTTCATCCATGAGTTTCAGCAATGGCTTATGCCATATTTGCTCCCATTTTGAAATTGCTATTAAGGAGTGCTCGAGCTTAATCTTAGTAGGTTTTACAACCTTTCCAAAAGTTTGAGTTTCTTGATCAAATGGCTCATATCCGGGAAGAATTAATTCGAGCATAATTATCTCCTTAGTTTCCTTCTTTCACAGCATCATCAGTTGCAGTCACAGATCCTGCTACTTCCGCCATTGCTGCTGAGATTGCTTTTCTCTGAGCATCACTTAATGTAGAGTCATCGTAAACTCCAGACTCAGCTGCTTTTTTGATCTTGTCATTCATATCGTCAGGCATGATGCCGAGCAGGAACTCAGAAGCTTTTGCTTCGTCCATGCAAGTTTCCATAAAGAATTTGTCGTATGCTGCAGTAGATTTGAACTCTGCCAATGCTTCTGGTGTCTTTGAAAATGTACGGCCATCGAGAGACTTGATTCCATAAGCTGCATCAATGATCTTTTCAAAAATGTTCATGATATCCGGCTGAGACTGTTTCTGCACCATAAGACTCATATATGATGTTAAGCCACCGTTAAGGCTTGTTTCCAATTTTAAAATTTCACTCTGCGTGAGATTGAAGTAGAAATCCTCAGATCTCTCGTTTCCGTCAAAGTCCTTGTAGTTGATTGTTTTGATAAACATAGTTTGGTCTCCTTTCATTCTTAAAAATCCTAGCCTACATATTTCAGCAGACTAGGAAAAACTTTATTTCGTTTTAAGTGTTACACCAGTGAGCGAATACTCTTTTGTTTCTGTCACTCCGTTGTTAGTTGCTTTAATTAAGATGGACTGCTTATTGGCATCCTTGATCTTAAGAACTGCCCGATGATCAGACTGGAGGAGTTTGGATGGACCAGATGTTCCGCCCTTAACTTCAACTGTCAATGACTCAGGGAAGCCACTCTTTGGCACGATATCAAGAGCGATATAGTTACCACTCTGTTCGTCGACCTTACTGCTGAATCCTGTATAGCCCGTCACGTAGTTAAGAGTACCAGAAATTACTCCAGTACTCTCATTGACCTTGATATTGGACTGAAGGTCAGCTGCCTTCTTTCCAAGCAGGTCGTCTTCTCCTGTAATAGGAGTTGCAGAGACGTCCAGTGACGGGTCTGTTATTTTAAAATGTTAATAATCTCATCCGGAAGCAGCAACTTGGCTTCTGTAGATTCTGTTCCATATAAAGCATCCTCAATCTTCTTCATCTTGGCAGCTTCGATCTTTGTAGAATCGATTTCAAGATGAGCCGTAGGCTTGAATCCATCAACTGTAACTGGTGTTGTTGAAAGCTCCCAGCTGAATGAAATTGCCTCTGGTGAGTCATTTACTGTCTGGAATCCTTTCTCGGATGGAGAAGCCTTAGCTCCGTAAATAATGTGAATCTTGTAGCCATAATCATTGCTCTTTACATCATTGCCAATCAATGTGCGATAAGAGAAACCGAATGTATCTCTGTTCTGCTGGCCGATAGTAACTCCCTTAGTAATTTCGGCTGTACCGTTACATCTGTCAAATGCTTCTGGATAAGTATAAGCTTCGATTGTAGCTCCAAACTCTTCTGCTGACATGAGGCTAAGATACTTCATGTTATCAGCATATACAGCAGATGCTTCTGCTCCAGATGGAGACTCTGTAACTGCTGTAAGACCATTCCACGCAGAACCAGCGCCATACTCTCCGTCAATAACCGGATAAATAACGCCATGATCTACACCGGTTTCGTATTTACGTTCTCCGGTTTTGTCCCATGTTAATTTAGGCATGTTTTTTCCTCCTTTAAAATATAATTACAAAGACCGAATGGTACATGCCATCTGATAAGTAAGATCTATTGAATCTCGCAGTGGGCATCTCCACTATCTTATCAATCAATGTACTATCCGGATCTTTAGTTACCACTTCTACTGAGTATTCTTTATCAATACTATAATTTTTATTATCTGCCGATCGAATATTATAATCATCAACAGAATATATAATCGCCGGGTATTTTATATTTTTTATAACTTTTTGCCCAGCTCCGGACACATTGGAAGGTGGCTGAAAATATACACTGACGCCCTCTCCAACGATATCTCTTAAATATCTATCAAAGTCAAGTCTCGTCCTCATTCCACAGCTCTCCCAACGTTATGATAAGTCTAGGGGCCTGTGAAGCATCAACTTCTGTTGCCTTCCACTTAGCCCCCATAAATTCAACCCATCTCATGTTAATGAAATGATCACGTATATAGGCATCTCCTACAACACTTATCTGGTTAGAGATTGAAATGTTGTCATTGATCTGCTGCGAATCCTGAAGACGTCTCGTATTGCGAAGAATATCTCCTCGATATGTACGCTCAGTTATTTCCTCAGTCCAAACCGATTGAGCTGTTTCAACCTGTTCTGCAAAGCCGATCTTACCATACCATCTATTCACGATCATTTCCTCCCATTTTGATTAGTTACCGTTGACTCCAGATCCAGAAGATGGCTTGCTAAGGTCTGCTGTAGGAATCTTTGTCTCGATTGCAATAGCTGATAATGGTTTGATTAACGCACCAGAGATACGTGTCTCAATAAGATACTTCTGAGCATTGTAGTCAATGTCGAAATCATCAAACATATTAATAGCTCCACCCTTATCAGCACCGATGTTGTAATCCTGCAGGTTTACGATAATACCCTGAAGAGCTAATGTATCAGTCTTGTCTACACGAGTAAGACCTTCCATAACTGGAACAGATACGATCTTAGACACACGGCATGCTGTAGCCAGCTTGTCAATGTTGTCATAGATGATACGGCCATTCTTATCCTTAAGCAGTAAGCACTCTGTAATAATTGACTCTGGAGCGAACAGCTTTGGATTACCTGAACCCTTGTAATCGATACGTGCTCTTACGCAGGCCTCGATGAATGCTGTAGCCTTCTCAGCTGCAGTTGTGTCTTTTGTAATCGCAATAGGATATTTGATTGTGTAGAGATCAGCATCTTTCCAAATTGGACGAATGTTGTCTTCTTTGATGTGATCGTCACTGGACGTAAGCCGCCCGTCTCCGACCAGGACTGCTCTTGCGATTTCCTCGTTCAGCATCATTCTCATTTCAGCCTTAAGCCAAACGATTACGTCGAAATCTGTAATATCAATTACATCATCACGGTCGATCTTCTGTTTCTTGTAGATTGTCTGCGGAGTGGTTGTTCTCTTAAGTAATGAGAATACTTCCTCTTTCTTCAGCTTACCTTTGATGTAACCTCTTGCGCGGGCTTCATCCTCTCTCAAGTCTGCAAATGTAGATTTGATTCTTGAGAATGGTGTGTGATGTACACCGTTCATTACTTCGGTTACCCATCCCTGATCTCTTGCAATGAACTCAGGTGGTGTATTTAAATTTTTGGCATCTGGGAACAGGTACTCAATGTTTGTAATACCATGAGCAAGAAATGATTCTTTCATAGAACCATATCTTTTACCGTCCTCGATAATCTCCTGCATTTCGCTGTGGGACAGAACGTCTCCGTTGTCTGCATTATTACCTTCGAATAAGTTATGTGCGATTGCACCCATGTCGTCATCCTCCTCTTCATATTCTTCGGAATCGTCATCATCTTCATCTTCATCAGGATCTTCGATGTCCTCGTCGCCATCGTAATCCTCATCGTCCTCGTCGTCATCGTATTCTTCATCATAGTCGGAATCGAGATTATTAGGATCTTCTGCTAATGCGCTTCCTACAGCTGTGTAGAAAGCATCCTTCTGCTCTGGTGTCATCGTATCGACAACATCCTGAATACTCTTATTAGCCACTTCGTCTTCTCCTTCCTCGTCTGAGTGCATAAACTCAAGATACTCTCCTGAATAAATATATGCCTCATAATCATCGTTGTCAATTGTGTCGCCATGTGCCAAGGCAACATCTTCAATGTATGCTCCTGGATTTGCTCCTGCAAGAACAAGGCTAAGTTCTTTGATTTCTCCGTGCTGAACATATGGCCCACGCTGCTGAAGATGGTTAGCCCAAATGCTAAGTGAATCCATATCACCGTTCATAACAGCATCCTTTGCAACTTGGCCATTATCAGAATCATTGAAGTATCCGTATGCATAAACACCATCTTTTCTGCATTCCATATAGGCATGCCCAAGCACACTATTAATGTCGTCATGATTGTGATTATACACTAACGGAACTTTAGCGCCATCAATATCATCGAAAGCACCATGCTGAATAATTCTTCCATCAGCGCAAAGGATACCAAACTTTGTAGCCCAGCCCTTGAAGTCACAATCAGCATGCTTAGAGCTTCTAGCTCCCATTTTGAATTCCTCCTTTACTTATTGTTCTTCTGTTTCCTCGTCAGCAGAATTTGTATTATACATCTGATCCAATTCGGCATTCGATGCTGAAATGTTGTTATTTGTCAGCGTATCAGCCTTAGGATCATCTACTGGCCTTAATCCAATTACTTGCCTGAATTCGTTAGATGTCATGATGCAGTTTCTTGTGAACTTGTCAGCAAGCTCTGCAAGATTTGAAGTAGACACCAGTTTGAATGGATCTCTGAAATACTTAATTGCATGCCCTTGGGTACGAGCAGTTTTCGTTAAGAATTTACGATTCATCTCGTCCACTACGGCTGCAAGTATTGGCTCGACTATACTGTTATAGTAGTTGTTCATTGTGTTCTCGTCTGCTGTGCCATTGAGAATTTCTACTGTCATTCCAAGCTGAGAGAATAACAAATTTGTGAAATACTCTACCTGCTTGAGCAAATTGTTTTCAATTGAACGGTTAAGCTGAGTAACATGCTCCGTTGAGTCTATGTACGCAATACCATATTCCGAACTTGCCAATTGTTCAGTAAGCTCTTTACGGCGTTCTTTAGCCTGAGCTCTCTTTGCTTCCGACTTGATCGTATATGGCAACTGAATAATCAAATCAAGCTTATCAGATCCGCTTCGGTCATCTATGAAATCAAGAATTGCAAGCTTTCTTTTCAGTCGATGCGCTGTCGAATTCTGTGCATTCATTATCGCATAGAATGGATTTTCAACGATCGCGACCATTTTCTTTGGAAGGTCCATTTCCTCGAATTCTCCAGTGTGATCATTGTAGATTCGCACTCTAACATGGCGCGGATACCAATTGATTATCTTCGCTGTACGCATCGTCTGAATATCATAAACGTTTCCATGCACAGGGTCCATAGTTGTGTCAACCGGAACTATAGCAACGCATCCTTCGTCAAGAAGTTTCAGGAAAATATCCTGTTTAAATGCTCGCGATGTCTGATCGATATTAGCTTCCATTGTTAAACAATAATTAATCCCATCATTAACATTGTCGGTAAAGCGTTTGTCCGCGTCTAGCATGACATGTTCTATGTCAATTGCTGCGGCATCTACGGATATCTTATTGTAGATCGTTGTAACAATTGACCGCTCATTTCCCATTGTCAGTCTAGGACGAGATGGATTGTCATAGCTCACTGCACCAAGACCAGTTCCATTTTGATATGCTGTTGGATCTTTGTTCATAAATGCATTCCAACCATGCTTTAATCTATTCATAAAACCCATACGTAATCTCCTTATTTAGTAAGGTAATCCAGATAAGCTTTGCCTGCACGCTTAGCTTTATTGAAAGATCTGCTTACTTTCTTAGCTTTCTTCTTAGCTGATTTGTAAGCCTTATTAGCATCTTTAGAAATGCTGTTGAATTCCTTCTTAGCTGACTTGTATGCTTTATTGGCATTCTTAGAAGCGCTGTTAATTT